TCCGGCTTGCTGGATGTGCTGAAAAGCCTGCACGATGAGATCACGATGCTGACAGGCGTGCCCAATATGACGGATGAGGCGTTCGCCAATGCGGACAACGCAAGCGCGCTGGGATATAAGCTGTATGCTCTGGACCAATACACGGCCAGCATGGACCGGATTTTCCGGAAGGGGTATCTGGCTTTGTGGGAGCTGATCTGCGGCCGTCTTGCCAAGAAAGGGCGGAAATTTGATTTCCGTGACATTGACGTTGTGATGCAGCGGAATATTCCGACTGACAAGGATAAATCCATCAACCGGGCGGCTGCAATGAAAACCAGCGGCCTGTTCAGCGACGAGACCTGCATCAGCGAGAGCCAGGTGGAGGTGGACCCGGCGGAGGAGATCGCCAAGCGCGATGCGGAAGCTGCGGCGAACTATGAGCTTGCCATGGAGCGGGCAAAGGAGCTTGGAAACGGAGACGATGCACCCGGACAGGATGATGACAAAACAGACGAGGACGGGGATTTGAATGGCACAGCAAGGCCGTAACAATAATACATATGGCTTTGACGAGCTGGCCTTCTGGCGGCCCATCGACGCGGAGAACAGGCCCGTGTACAGGGCGGTCCTGCGGGAAAGCCGCGCGATACAGGATGAAGCACAGGACATCCTCAACCGTTTTGCCGGTCTGTCCATGATGGGGCTTCTGCCCAAGGCGCAGGTGGAACGGCTGCACCGGGATATCGCTCGCTGGAAAAAGCAGGGAGAGAGCACCGGCGAGCTGCGGCTGCTGATGCAGGACGCCCAGCGCCGGACAAGGATGCGCTGCGACGAGGCAATGCTGCTGTACCTGATGCACGCCATTTCTGACAGCTACGCCAGAATTTCAGAGACAGACCGCGGCGCCCTGCTGAGTGCCTCCAGAATCGCCTACAAGCGCGCTTTTGCCGAAGGGAATGAAATTACACGCCTCGGAGCAAAAAGCGTTCCCGGGGCCAAATTTGTGCGGGATACGCTTTCAAACAATCCATTGCCCACGGGCCTGACGTATGAGCAGGCACTGGCTGCGGATGCGGCATACCGGGCAAGAGAAATCACCAAGCAGGCCGTTGTCGATTCATCCCAGGGAAAAGAACTTTCCATGGACAGCGAACCGATGCAGGCTATTTTGAGGCGGCAGCGGGCATGGCAGCTCCGCGAGGTACAAAAAACGCCGGAGGGCAGATTTGCGGGCTACTACGATATGGTGATGGGCTTCATCGTGGGGCACACGGTGGTGCAGGCGTTCATGGATGCAGGCGTGAAAGCGTACCGGTTCATAGCGACCATCGACGACCGCACAACGGACGAATGCCGGGCGCTGCACGGCAAGGTGTTCCGGATGGAGGAGCTGAAGCTGGGCATCAACGCCCCGCCCGTGTATCCTCCGCCGCACCCCTGCCGCAGCGTGATCCAGGCGGTGGAAGTTGCAGATACCGGGCAGCATGATATAATAGGACGGGGGACAGGGATTTCCTCTGATGGTGGCGCACTCGTTGAGAATGCAGTGAACGTTGGGCACATAAATTTCAATGACAGTACTCAGGTGGAAGAACAATTCCGGGATTTCATAGATAAAAACAGGGATTCAGACCATGAAAGTATCCGCATTATCACAAAGTCAGGCGATGTGTACGATATTTTGGGTGGTCAGGTACGTATAAATCTTGAGGGAATGGATGATTTTCTGGACGGCGCAAAGACTATTCACAACCATCCGACAGGGTATTCAGAGTATTCATTCAGCTCGGACAGGCAGGACGATGATATCCCCAGTTTTTTCCGTGAAAACGGTTCTATGATGGAGGCTTTTGATGAAAAATATAGATATCGTTTTAATCGACCCGCAAATGTGACGCTGGAACAATGGAACGAAGCATATGCGGCCTCCGATAAGATTGCCTTTGAAATGCTTGATGCTGAAGGCTACAGCCTTGACGATGACCTGGTTACTTTGCTTCAGCATTACAAGATATTGGGTACGTGCAAAAGTTTGGGAATTGATGGGAGTTATACGAGATGGGAATTTTAAACGAAGAAGCAAAAAAAGAGCTCACCAAACTGGAACAGGAGTACAAGAGGCAACTTAATGAACTTATGAAAGGCACTCCATCCGCTCCTTTTTCACATGAAAAGTACAAAGAACGCGGAATCCTATACAGGGAATATTGCCAAAAAGTCTCTCAGGCAATAAAGCGATATAGCAGCAAGGACTAAACCATCACCTCACGGGCGGTGGTTTTTTCATGCCCATTTTTCGGGAAAGGAGAGGGCATTATGCCGAAAATGTGCCCATATAACCGGGCGCGCGAAGTGCAGCGCTACAAGCAGAAAAATGAGCTGGACGAAAGTGGAAATATCAGCAGCTACGCCTATGAGATGCGGGTAGACTTTATCCCGCTGCCATGCACAGGGGAAGAGTGCGGGGCCTGGCGCGATGGCGCATGCCGTTATGCGTCTGTAAATTTGGACAACGAATGAAAGAATTTCCTCAAATTCAATAGCACAAGGCCCACGCTTCAGCGACGGGCCTTTTGT